TGTAAAGTAATGAAAACTCGTTATGCAAAACCGTTTGAAGGTGTGCAAGTAAAAATTCCCTACGAAACAGGTATGAATCCATACAGTGGTCTTCTTGAACTTTTTGAAGCAAAAGGTCTTATCGAAAAAAGCGGTAATCGACTAAAGTATGTTAGCGCTAGCGGCGAAGAAATTCTTGAATATAGAAAAAAATGGACAGGCGAATTACTAGATACAGTAATGGAAGAATATCATCTTAGAAATATAAATACCGACGAAGAAATTGAATTAGAGCAGGATACAGAAGAACTAGTTCAAGAATAAAAAGGGAGAAATACATTGGACGAGAATCAAATCATTGATGTATGGGCGGTATTTAAAGAATATCTTGACAAAAAAAGTGTACACGATGTAGCTGAGCGCTATGTTGACACTCTTGTAGATTATGGTGTTGCTGACGAAACACTGCGTGACTGTTTGGGTCAAGATGTTATACTAGACGAAGCTATTGAGTATTACTTAGACGAAGACGACGCCGATGTCGACGACGACGAAGAGTGGGAACAGTAGTGGGCTGGTATAGTGAAATATCAAGAGACGTGGCTAAAATACCTGCTGCTGTAGATTTTTACGAAAAGGAACTTGTATCGGCCAGGGCCGAAGTAAAGTTATCAGGTAGTGTAGAAAAAGCAGCAGCAGCTTTGCCGGGAACAGTAGAATATAGATTTAATCAATTGCAAGAAATTGAAGCTATATTAAATTATCTTAATATTGAACTGCGTAGGTTGCGTAGTTCTTTTTTTAAAAAGTATTTAGAAAATTATCAACGTGCACTTAGCAGTCGAGATGTTGAAAAATATGTCGACGGCGAAGCTGATGTTGTCGATTATGAAAAATTAGTAAATGAGTTTGCCCTAATTAGAAATAATTGGTTAGGAGTCTTAAAAGGCCTAGATCAGAAGCAATGGCAGATAACTAATATAGTTAAGTTAAGAGTTGCAGGTATGGAAGATGCAGTTCTGTAAGGAAAGCCATGAACTATTCAAAAGAGTATTTAGATCAATTAACTAATTTGCATGTCATAAAAAGTTTTGGCAATAGTACCAAAATACACAAACAAGTACAATCACTTGTTGAAAATAATAATATAAAAAGTATCTTAGATTACGGTAGTGGTAAAGGAGGTACTTCAGAAGCATTTAAAAACAAATGGCCAACAGTCAATGTAATTAGTTATGATCCTGTTACTAGTCCAATTGAATTACCTAATAATGTAGATCTCATATATAGTGCAGATGTGTTAGAACATATCGAACCAGACTATTTTGATGAAACAATGGACTATCTTTTTAAAAGTTCAAAACATCAATGGCATCTAATTGCATGCCATCCTGCAAAAAAGTCTTTAAGCGATGGAAGAAATGCACACTTGATTATAGAACAACCCGAATGGTGGTTAAAAGAATTTACAAAAAGACTTGGTACTGAATGGGAAATTGTACATTCTGAAGATTACATTAAAGTTGGAAAAACAAAAAAAGCAGGCGTACTACATTCTCTTAAATTTATAATAGAATTAAAAAGAAAATAATATGAAAAAAGTATTTGACTACTGGATGCCCGATACTGATGACCACTTTGAGAGATTAATTGCAAAGCGTGTTAAAAACGGCGGACCTGCTGAATATCAAGATGATGTAAGAGATGCTGCGTATAAGCATGTAACTGATTTTGACGTTGTAGTAGATGCAGGCGCTAACGTAGGTTTATGGGCTAAGCCACTTGCTGAAAAGTTTAAAAAAGTAATTGCTTACGAACCATTAGAACAAGTGTATTCCTGCTTAGAAAAAAATGTAACTGGGCTGCCCGTTGAAATTTACAGACATGCAGTTGGTAACGAAAATACTGTTGTTGAAATGATATACGATAGTGAAAATACAGGCGGAAGTTTTATAACCACCGTTGGATCCGGCAGTATTGAAATAAAACGTATAGATGATTTAAATTTGCCTAAGTTTGGATTATTCAAAATAGATTGCGAGCGTCATGAACTTGAAGTTCTTAAAGGTGCAACAGAAACTATTTTAAAGTATAAACCTATTATTGTATGCGAACAGCAGGCTGATACTAACTTTTGTGCCGGTGAGTATTTGAGATCACTCGGAGCAATAGAAATTACAAATGTACGAAAAGATTATATTTTTGGATGGGAATAAATGACAAAAACACAAACTCCTCTTAAGATTTTTATTGGCTGGGATAGTCGTGAAGATATAGCATATCAAGTTGCAAAGAAAAGCATAGAAAATCTTGCTTCGGTGCCTGTTGATATTCAACCAATTAAGCAAAGAGAGCTACGTAGAGATGGTGTGTATCTAAGAGACGAAGATAAATTAGCCAGCACTGAATTTACATTTACTAGATATCTTGTTCCATATCTTGCTGATTATAAAGGCTGGGCGCTGTTTATTGACTGTGATTTTCTTTTTCTAGATGATGTTGCAAAACTATTCGAACAGGTAAATGACAACTATGCAGTAATGTGTGCGCAACACGATTATACTCCCCAACCGGGAAGGAAAATGGACGGAAAACAACAAATTCCTTATCCCCGAAAAAACTGGTCTAGTATGATGTTGCTTAATTGTGCACATCCAAAAAATAAAGAATTTTTAACACCTGACAACATTAATGCAGAAAGTACTAGTGCAGCTTATGTGCACAGATTCAGCTGGTTAGACGATCAAGATATCGGTAAATTAAGTCATGAATGGAATTGGTTAGTAGGATGGTATAAAGAACCAAAAGACGGGAAACCTAAAGCCCTACACTATACCGAAGGCGGTCCTTGGTTTGAAGAATACCAAGAATGCGAATATGCAATTGATTGGATTAAAATAGAGCATACAATAGTAAATGATCTTCTTGAAGAATCCAAAAAAAAAATCAGCGACCTAAAAACAAGAGTCATTAGAATTGAGGATTTAACGCTATCTGCCGAGTTAAAGGAAATATACATTAGTCTAACTAATAAAATGTTAGATCCAACTCAAAAATATTTAAAAAATGATTTTGAAAACCAAATGGAGACAATGATGGGCGTTAAAGTTGCATCGATTCTAACTAAAAAACAAGACGATACTGATTTTGATTATCGTCGCAAAGGTGTAGATTATGATCCGTATCTTAAAGACTTCATTTTAGGCGTAGGCGGAAAAATTGGGGATTTTGACGATAAAGAAAGTTTGAAAGATCATACAATAGTAATAAGGGGGCTTGGCGGCGGTGGACAAAAGGCACTAAAATGGTGTCAAAAAAATAATATTGATTTTTATGCAATAGATACAGGTTATATACAACCAAAGCTAGCTAAAACAAAACAATATCACAGAATAACAAAAAATAGTTTACAGAATCTTGGACCACTTAAAGATTTTCCTAGTGATAGATTGAACAGGTTAAATTGGAGGCCACGTAAACACAGAGGCGGTTCTTATATTCTCATTTGTCCGCCAAGTGAAAAAGTAATGAAGTTTTATAACCAAGATTTAGATACTTGGATGGATAAAACTATTGCACAAATCAAAAAGCACTCTGATAGAGAAATACGAATAAGATTAAAGCCAAGTCGTACTGAAAGAGTTACCACAAATCCGATTCAAAGCGAATTTGATGACATGCATTGCTTAGTAACATTTAACAGTATTGCAGCAACAGAAGCCTTACTTTATGGTAAGCCTGCAATAACTTTAGCACCTAATGCAGCATCAATGATTTACGATGCTAAAATAGAAAATATAGAAAGCCTGCCGATGATATCTACAGATCTAGTAGAAGCTTTTGCAAGACATTTGTCGTATAATCAATTTACCTCTGCTGAAATGCGTTCGGGTTTTGCATGGAAAACACTCCGGTCAATGGAATGATGCAATGAAAATAATCAGCTATTTAAAATCAGTACCGGAACGTAATAGCAATAAAACAAAAACTGATCTATTAATAAATTATGCAGAAGGTGCAAAAAAGTTAGGTGACGAAGGTCAAGTACTTGCTGTACAAAACTGGCAACCTTCAGACGTAGCTGTAATACAGGGTTGGGTGTATGATAATATATCAACTTCGCATCTTAGATTAAGATCAGAAATAATAAAAAATCAACTAGCAAACAATAGATTTGTTTGCATTGCAGATGCAAATCTTTTTGGCTTTGTACCTAACAAAAAAGATTTATTTTTAAGATATAGCTTCAATGGCGTATTTCCTAGCACTGGTATTTATTGTGACGATACTGTTGATCCAAATAGATGGAATAAAATTAAAAATACGATTAATATAGATATCGAACCGATAAAAAAAGGAAAAACAGTTTTACTTTGTGTTCAACGTAACGGTGGTTGGAGCATGAAAGGTCTTTCTAATATAGATTGGATATTATCTACGGTTAAAAAGCTACGCATGCATACAGATAGAAAAATTGTAGTTAGATCTCATCCAGGTGACAAACGTGCAAAAGAATGGCTTAAGGCACCGCAGCTTAGAGAGCTTGATCAACTTGATGCGGTAATAAGCCCCATTGGCACGCCTTTAGAAAACGATTTATTTAAATGTCATGCTGTAGTAAATCATAATAGTAGTAGCATTGTAGGACCTATTATAAAAGGTCATCATGCTTTTATCACTGATCCAAAAGACAGTCATTGTGCTGAGGTAGCAAACACAGATCTAAGTTTAATAGAAAATCCAAACCTATTCGATAGGCAAAAATGGTTAGAAAGAATTAGTATGTTTCATTGGAGCTTGGGAGAACTAAGCAGCGGCAAATGCTGGAAACATATGAGACAATATTGCAGTTAGCTATTCCAATATCTTTCTTTTCTGTTTACCATTAAATCTTTAGCTAAACTTTTACCTGTATTTTTCCTATCACCTTTCATGTGATCAATCCAAGTACCTAGCACTGTGTTAATTAGTGGGTGTCCTCCGCCCCCTGTTTTAGCTTCTTTTAAGTACATATCAGCACTGTAATCTAGCACATTAGGGTCACGTTCTTTTATTTTGTTTAATAAATCGCCAAACACAAAACTGTCGTGCCATTCTTCTAATTTAAAGATACCATTCTCGGCATCTTCATATACACGTTCAAATTCTTTCAAAAACTTTTGACATGTTTTATCATTTAGATTCATACCATAAAATCCACACTCAGGCCATGTTTGTGAACCTTTGCCTCTGCCTACATATGTAATCCATTTTTCGTCGGGTAATAGATTTTTAAATTGATCGTATGACCATTTAGAATGAACAACAGTATCTGCGTCCATCCACACACACCAGTCATATGATTTTTCACATGCATCAAACACTGCGTAGACTTTATTTGCAAAACGTACAGCATCCCATTTAAATGCTTTATGATAATCTCTAGGTCTTTTAGCTTTTATATCTTCAGGAGGTATGCCGTTTGCTTTAGGTACATTGCCCCATTTTTCTTTGAACGCATTTAGTTTAGGTAGTGCTTCTTTTGCATTAAATACTAATACCTGTGTTGGATCTTTTACAACTGGAGAGCAGTCTTCTGCATATACATAAAGTTGTATACGTTTGTCGACATTCTCTTCAAAACTGGTGATAAACTTTTGCCCGTACAAATCTAAGCCAGGCTTGTGAAAAGTGGTAACTACTTTTATATCTTTAAATTGCATAAGGTATTTAACTATGAAATTCAATCTATGGACAAATAATGGAGCAATGAATAGTAGTCCTGTGTTCAAAGCTTTTGAAATCGGAGCTAAGTCTCTAGGACACGAAGTTGTACACAACAGTACTGACGGCATAGACGTGATATGGAGTGTGCTGTGGCACGGACGTATGGCACCAAATGAAAAGATTTGGCATAGAGCTAGGCAACAAAATAAACCTGTAATTGTATTAGAAGTTGGTGTTTTGAATAGAGGTACATATTGGAAAGTCGGCCTAAATGGTATAAACCGCGATGCTTATTTTGCTCCTACTGGTTTTGACGGCGCAAGAAAATATATACTAAACTTACAAACAAAGCCGTGGCGAGATAATCGAGACGGAGATATTCTACTTGTTACTCAACATGATAAAAGTCAACAATGGAAAAACATGCCTTCTATGTCCACGTGGGTTTACGAAACAATAGAAGAAATTAGAGGATATACTGATAGACAAATCACAGTACGATCACATCCTCGTTGCAGACTTTCAGGCCTGCAATTTGAGTTTAAAAATGTCAGAGTGCAAGAGCCAAAAAAGTTAGACGGAACTTATGATGATTTTGATTTTAATTGCAGGAAGTCATGGGCAGTAGTAAATTGGTCAAGCAATCCTGCGATAGAAGCTGCTATTCAAGGTATACCTGTGTTTATAGGTCCTAGTAGTTTAGCATACGAAGTAGGTAATCATAGCTACAGTACAATAGAAAATCCGTTAACACCTGACAGGACACAATGGTTAAATGATTATGCTCACAAAGAATATTCTGTTCCGGAAATACAAGCAGGCATACCTATAATATACTTGACAGAACGTCTTTAATAAATTATTATAAAGAATGTTTTTAGAACAACTGATTAGTAAGGCTAGCGAAGACGAGTCTGTAACCGACAACCATAGACAATTATTTAAAAGTTTATGTGTACAGGTTTATAGAAAAAGTCGTGCACTTACAGACAATCAACTAGAGCTAGCATTAACAAAATTAAAAACTTATTCTAAATACAAAGACGCATCCGAGTTGCCTTTGGAATTTCCGATTAGATTTATTGATAGATCTCGCTATGTAAAATTTACTCAAGATAAAATTATTGTGAGATTTGTTTTTAATAAAAAACTTATAAATTTTATAGAACTAGCAAAACAATGGCTAGTAAGTAAAAACAAAATAGATAATACATACACGTATAAATTTACAGATCAAAGCTGTTTTGAAATAGTTAATATACTACAACACCATAATTTTGAAATAGCACCCGAGTTAACTCAGCGATGTGTAGAATTGCAGAAAATAAAAAATGATCCTACTAGTTATGTGCCAGGACTTTATAATTATGAAATCAAAAACCTTCCGCTAGATGCTGTTAATTTTTATACTAGTAAGTACGGTGCTCCGTCAAATGAAAATTTACACATGTACATAGATCGCAAACAACGAATAGGTCTTGAAATTATAGATACAACTTTTAATTCTAACGACAAATACTTAGAAAAAATTGTCAATAGAAAATCAAGATTTGTTTATATTTCGCCTTCCGACTCAATAAAAGAAATAGCAAAAACCTTAAATAAACTTAACAGAGATAAAATTTTGTTTGTTCATGATTATAATTTCTTTGATGATCTCACTGACGAAGCTTTTAAAATACGAGATGAGTTAGAAACTACCTATACAGGTGAAATAACTATGCAACTTAATTTAGAACAAGATACAAAAACAGAAACAATATTTGCACTATATCCGCGAACTAAAGGTTGGTTTAGAAAATTTCCGTTATCTGATTTAATTATATGTTATAATAATTCAGGCTTTCCATTATTAGAAACAATAGAGTAAAATATGCCAACATGTAAACTTATAATTCAGGATGAAGTAAACATCAAGCTCGAAGGTCTTGAGGTAGATATACGACGTAAACTAGCTAATGCTTTAAAGTTTGAAGTACCGTATGCTAGATATATGCCGCAATACAAATTAGGAAGATGGGATGGTAAGGTGGCATTCTTTGGCATCGGCGGTACTGGATATGTAAATCATCTTGATACAATCACAAAAGTACTTGCTGATAATAAAGTTACAATTACAGAAATTGATGATCAACGTCATTCTATACAACTTGACTTTGCACAAGTTACAGATCGCTATTGGGCCGATAAAGGTATTGTATGGCCAAAAGGACATCCTGCAGAAGGCGAAGAAGTTATTCTACGTGACTATCAGGTAGAAGCAATTAACAACTTTGCAAACAATCCACAGAGCTTGCAACAGATTGCAACTGGTGCAGGTAAAACCATTACAACTGCTACACTATCACACATGAGTGAAAAGTATGGACGCAGTTTGGTAATTGTTCCAAATAAATCACTCGTTACGCAAACAGAAGAAGATTACATTAATTGTGGACTAGATGTTGGCGTTTATTTTGGAGACCGAAAAGAGTTAGGTAAGACCCACACTATTTGTACCTGGCAAAGTTTAAATATATTAGACAAAAAACATAAAGACGGAAAAGCCGTGCTATCGCTAGCTGAATTTTTGGATGGTGTTAGCACTGTAATTGTAGACGAAGTGCATCAAGCAAAAGCAGAAGTTTTAAAAAACTTATTGACTCGTAATTTAAAAAATGCACCAATACGTTGGGGACTTACTGGTACTGTGCCTAAAGAACCTTTTGAATTTGAAAGTATACACGCAAGCTTAGGTCCTGTAGTTGGACAAATTACTGCTAAGGAGTTACAAGACAAAGGCGTATTATCTAATTGTCATGTAAATGTAGTGCAGTTAAAAGACCCAGTAGCTTATAATGATTATCAAACTGAATTAAAATACTTGACAACAAATGAAAAACGTATACAATATATAGCAAGTATACTTAACAGTGTGAAAGAGTCAGGCAACACACTAATACTAGTAGACAGAATTTCAGCAGGAAAAATGTTGCAAGACCTCATCCCAGGCAGTGTATTTGTTAAGGGGGATGTAAAATTAAAAGATCGAAAGGAAGCTTACGATGAAATCAATGAAGGAACTAATCACGTTGTTATTGCAACTTACGGGGTTGCGGCTGTGGGAATTAACATACCTCGTATTTTTAATCTTGTGCTCATTGAGCCTGGCAAGAGTTTTGTTAGGGTAATTCAGAGTATAGGACGTGGTGTACGTAAAGCAAAAGATAAAGACTTTGTACAGATTTGGGATATAACTAGTACTTGCAAGTTTGCAAAAAGACACTTAACACAACGTAAGAAATTTTATAAAGAAGCAGAATATCCCTATAGTATAGAAAAACAAGACTGGACTTAACGTGCAAATACTAACATTAGATAACAAATATTTTAGTTTGAATCAATTACCTAATGACGAAATCGAAGACGATATACGATTTAGTATATTAGATAATTCAAACACAGCAGAGCCAGATTTCTTTTTCTTGCCATTGATATTTGTTGAGTCTTTTAATTCTCCTGCAATGGAACTTGAAATAGACGGTAATAAATTCATTATGCCTTTGGACTGGAATATATTAGTTGGTGATCCGATGGCAGGCAATGACTTAGAAATATTACCGCTGACAAGTATTAATGATAGGGGCTTCGAAGCGTTTATTTTTAATCCGTTATCCAGTTATACTCACAAATTTCTTAATGTAACAATTACAAACATATATAATGATGTAAAATGGTATTTTCCTAAAACAAAAAATGCTCAGCTCTTAACAATTCCGATTGAAAAAACAGACGAACCAAGGTGTGCATATTTTATTAGGGAAATAAACAGACAAAGTGAAACCTTACAGTTACACAATTTGCTATAAAGGAAAAATACATGGGAATAAAAGCTGGAAAGATTTGGGGTAATACCGAATTAATACATGCCAACGGTGTATTAGAATTCCATCGTATAGAATTCAAAGCAGGATACAAGTGTTCAGAACACGAACACAAGTTTAAATGGAACGGCTTCTATGTCGAGTCGGGCGAAATGTTAGTTAGAGTATGGCAAGACGACGATCAAGAAGGTTTAGTTGATGAAACAATTTTAAAGGCAGGAGACTTTACCCAAGTCAAGCCAGGAAAGATTCATCAGTTCCAAGGTTTAAAAGATGGCGTAGCTTTTGAACTTTATTGGGCTGAATTTGCCCATGATGATATTGTACGTCGCACAATTGGAACACACGTAATAAGGGAATAAAAAATGTTACAATGGTTATATGATATTTTAGGTATCAATCGTCAAGCAGTAAAAGCAAAAGTTGCAGAAAAACGTGCTGCTGTTAAAGAAAAAATTTCTGATGTAAAAGCTACTGTAAAAGAAGAAGTAAGTGGCACAATGTCAGAAGTAAAGTCAAAAGTAGCTGCTAAGAAAACAGCAGTAAAAGCAAAAGTAGCTGATGTAAAATCAAAAGCTACTGATTTTGCTTCGATGAAAAAAGCAGATCTTGTTGCTGAAGCAAAGAAGCAAAAAATTAAAGTAGCTGCATCAGCAAGTAAAGCAGCTATAATTGCTGAACTTGAAAAAAAGATAAATGGTTGACTACATTACCGGACAAGCTTTAATTTATGAGCGAGTTGACGGTGTAGTATATGCACGATATCGAGATCCCCCTTATAATCATCAACCTCGTTGGATTATAGGTGGGGATGCCGATGCTGTTGCTAAAGCAAAAGGATCGTTTTTGTCTTGGAATGATTTTGAAACTATGAATAAGTTAGCAAAAGAACATCCAGCACTTAAAAAACAAATGTCTAAACTTTTAGATTTATATTTCCTTTTAAAGGATAATCAATGAAAATTATAGCAGGACCGTGTCAACACGAAAGCCTTGAACATAGCACAATGATTGCCAAACACTGTAAGTCAGTGTGCGACGATCTAGGCATTGACTATTATTTCAAAGCTAGCTTTGATAAAGCAAACAGGACAAGTGCTAACGGTAAGCGTGGTCGTGGCATGCAACGCACTATGGACGACTTTGTACAAATAAAAGAAAATCTTGATGTTAAGATTCTTACTGACTTTCATAGTGTGTTTGAAATTCATGCATGGCGAGGTGTCGACGAATGGTATAATGCTATAGATGTAATTCAAATTCCTGCGTTTTTATGTAGGCAAACAGACTTAATTACAACCGCTTGTAATTCAGGAAAAATTGTTAACATTAAAAAAGGACAATTCTTAGCACCATGGGATGTTGAAGGTATATTATCAAAAACCAAAAGTGCTAACGAAGTATGGATAACTGAAAGAGGAACAAGTTTTGGATATAACACTTTGGTGGTTGATTTCACTGGTATACTTTACATGCTTGAGCACTACAACAATCCTATTGTATTTGATGTTACCCACTCAGTACAGAAACCAGGTGGTAAAGGCTCAAGCTCGGGTGGTAACAGGAATTTTGTTGCTCCACTTTCCCGCGGCGCTGCTGCTATGGGCGTGGACAACTTTTTCCTAGAAGTCCATGATGACCCTGATAATGCACCTAGTGATGGTCCTAATATGATACGTCTTGATAACTTTGAAACAGTTATTAAGGACATTAAGGATAGCTATCGTGAATAACACTGCTATTTTTATACCAGCTAGATTAGCAAGCACTAGATTTCCAAAAAAGATGCTTGCTGACCTCAACGGCAAAAGTCTTATTCGTACAGTGTACGACAAATGCGTAGCTACTGGATTAGATACCTATGTGTTAACCGACAGTGCCCAAATAAAAGAAGAAATACCAGCTGAGCATGTATTCATTACACCTTACGCTGATAACGGCACTGAACGTTGCGCACACGGCGTTGAAGCAGTATCGGGCAAAGGCTTTTTTAGACGAGCTTCGGGAATATATAAAAGTTATATTAATGTTCAAGGCGACATGCCTGACATTACTGAAGATATAATCCTTGCTATTAAGCAAGGGTTAGACGAAGGGCATAAGGTAGTAACAGCATACACTGATATGGCTCCTGAGCTGCGCACAGATCCTAACTCAGTTAAGATGATTCACAACGGCACACATGCGCACTGGTTTTGTAGAGCAAGTTTAGAGTACGGTGATCATCATCTCGGTGTATATGGTTACAATTGGCGCACACTGGTTAGCTATAAGTCTATGCCCCAGTCTGAAGAAGAAAAAATAGAGAAATTAGAACAGTTGCGTTTTCTTCAAAACGGTGTTAATATTAATATACAGAAGGTAGACTTCAATGGTATGGAAATAAATACACCAACAGATTTAGAGGAATGGCGCAAGCATAATGCCAAATGTAGAAATTAGTACAGTACCTACTGGAAGAAGTCCCGATAACAAATACTATTTCGGCGAACTTACAAGCGAGCTAGATTTAACTCGTCCTAAATATAATAAAATCGGTAAAGATGAAGACTTTGAAAAGTTCTTTGATCAAATTACAAGTTGCGAAGATTTAGATCATATTATCTATTTTACTACTTGCGGAATACGTTTTAGATTTATAACTAACGATTATCGGCATGCCCAGTTTGTAAGAAATATGTTCACCGACGAAGATTGGGCAGACGAAGAGTCTTGGGATTGGACTATTTGTCATAGCACTTCGTTAAATATTGAAGAACCAAAGATCTATATTAACTTAGATAGTTGTGATATTTTAATTGCTGGCACAACATTTATGGGTGAAATTAAAAAGTCTGTATTTGGAGTTGTAAGTTTCTTACTACCAAAAAAGAATATTTTACCTATGCATTGTAGTGCATTTACATTTGCTGGCACTACAAATCTTATGTTTGGATTATCTGGTACAGGAAAAACTACGTTAAGTAGTGACCCTGATTTCATGCTCATAGGTGATGATGAGATTGCATGGCATAACAAGGGCATTGAAATGATCGAAACTGGTTGCTATGCAAAAAGCGAGGGGCTTACACCTGATACACACGAAACTATATTCAATGCAGTTGAAAAGGCAAAAGATCATAATACACTTGTGATCGAAAATCCCGGAGTGCCGAATGCTAGATTAAGCTATCCGTTGCATTGTGTTGAAAATGCATATCATCAAGATCGCGAATTTAATCACCCTAAAAACATCTTTTTCTTAACAATGGATGCAAAAGGTGTATTTCCCTCAATAAGCAAAATTACCGGAAACACAGTAAAGCGTTTCTTTGAAACAGGGTACACTAGTCAAATGCCAGGCACCGAAGCAGGCACTGACGAGATTAAGCCTTTATTTTCGCCTTGCTATGGCTCGCCATTTATGCCAAGAGCAGTAAGTGAATATAGTGATTTACTAATGAAAAAGATAGACGAACACAAATGCAATGTGTATTTGGTAAACACTGGTATGGACAAAAAAGGTGTTCGCTTTCCGCTTGACTTTACTAGACGATGTGTTAAAATAGCTATTACTGAGGGAGCAGCAAACCAATCTACTGCTTGTTTAGCGATACTAGAAGAATTAATTAATGCCAAATAAAGAATTAGATTTATTTAAAGAACTTATTCCTGCTATTGATATGGGAATAAAAGAACTATACGATGCTGCTAGCGACGACGGCAAAAAAGATATAAAACTAGATTTATGGAATCTAAATAGATACATAAGTAGTGTTAAAGGTAACAGAGAGAAACAAGAATTAGCAGTATTTAAAGTAAACGAATACTATAATAAACATTGGGCAGAGATAGGTGCAAAACATCCTAAGTTGCAATGGCAATTACTGTGTGTTGCAGGCAAGACAGGAAAAAAAGAGTTTCATCCTTGGATTGGCCTTAAGAAGAAAAAAGGCGCAAACTCTAAAATAGTAAACATGCTTGCAGGCATTTATCCAAATATGAAGATGGACGAGGTAGAACTTCTTGCTGGAACACTTACAAAAAAACAAATCAAACAACTGGCTGAAGACCATGGCGTCGACACTAAAGGACTCTGAAAAGTCATATACTTGTGAATACTGCAAAAAAAGTTATGCTAGAGAAAAAACACTAGCAGCTCATATGTGTGAGCCAAAAAGGCGTTGGTTACAAAAAGACACAAAGCCTGCATTGTTAGGTTTATGGGCGTTTAACAGATTTTATAAGCTAAGTGCAGGAAGTAAAAAAGAAAAGACATACGACGACTTTTGCAAGTCACCATACTATAATGCTTTTGTAAAATTTGGAAGTTATTTAAATAATGTACAACCTTTATACACAGAAAGATATATCGATCACGTTGTAACAAGTGGCATTAAACTAGATCATTGGTGTAAAGATGATTTATATGAAGCTTATGTGCTAGATCTAATTTTAAAAGAAGATGTACAAACTGCATTAGAAAGATCGATTAATACAATGATAGAATGGAGTAAAGATAACTCACCATCGCCTTGGAATCATTACTTTAAATATGTTAATCCTAACAGAGCAGTATGGCATCTAAAAGACGGAAAAATTTCTCCATGGTTAGTGCTTAACTGCACTACAGGAAAAAATATGCTAGGTAAATTTTCAGATGAACAATTGAATATGCTTGTAAATGTTATTGATCCAAAACACTGGAGTAGGAAATTTAAAAGTAAGCCTGCAGATGTTGAGCTAGTAAAACAAGTTGTTAAAGAAAGTAAATTATGAATTTATTGTATTATCCTAACGAATTTTTATCTAAAACTTTAGACGAAGTTGATATAGAAAATATAACTTTTGACACTAAAGATATTAAAGAACAAATGTTAGACATAATGTTATCTAATATAGGCATTGGTTTAAGCGCAAATCAAGTAGGGCTAGATTACAGACTTTTTGTTATGGGAAATACTAGAGAAGATGCAGTTATGTGCATTAATCCTAAAGTGTTACAATATACAGAAACAAAAAGTCTTGATGTCGAAGGTTGTTTAAGCTTTCCTGGTATAAACATTCAAGTACAGCGCCCAAGAGATATTCTTGTTGAATACTATGACGAAAATCTAGAGTTGAATCGAACAGTAACTTCTGATTACAGTGCAAGATTATTTTTACATGAACTTGATCATTTAAACGGCATAACATTTAAAGATAGAGTATCTAAATTAAAATGGAACTTAGCTGAAAAGAAAGCAAAGAAAAATGCCCGACGTTGACATTGACTTTGCTGACAGATCTATTATACTAGAAAAACTACAGCACAGAGTTGCAATGCTTTCTAACGGAAAAAAGCATAACACTGGAATATATCCGACAGAAATTCCGCACAATCCTATAGACAACTGCTCTACACTAAACTACAAAGACGCAGATGATCGAGGATATTTTAAATTAGATTTTCTTAACGTAAGCATATACAAAGATATTCAAAGCGAAGATCAATTAGATTATCTAGTTAGCAAAGAACCGTTATGGGATCTGTTGTGGCAAAAAGACTTTAGTGATTTAGTGTTTCATCTTAACGGACATAGTGAAATTTTACAAAAATTGAAACCACGTAACGTAGAGCAACTAGCAGCTACACTTGCAATCATACGACCTGCTAAACGGTATCTTTTAAATTCTGATTGGGATACAATTTTACGTGAAGTTTGGGTACAACCAGACGGTGATGAATATTTCTTTAAAAAGAGTCATTCTTTTTCGTATGCATTTGCTGTGATTGTACATATGAATTTAATTTGTGAAAAAATTTCTTACGGATATACTTAGTTTTTAGCTTTACGAATTAGTTGGACACTTTTTCTTTTTATTCTCTTAACACTTAAATTTGTTAAATTCACACACGGACCGAAAGTAATCTTCACGTCTTTGGTGTTCATAGATAATTGGCAATAACTAAATTCTTTTATTTCATTCCGCAAAAAAATATTTATTGGTATAAGTCTGTTAGATTCCCACCACCAGGCATTCCCCAGTTCTAAAAATCTATGCTTCTCGTCATCAGATCGTAACAATGTAAAGACATACATGTTTGTGACAACAGCATCTTGATTGGATATTATTCCTACATATTCATTACCACCGTATGTAACTACACTGATAAATGGAAAATCTTTTTCAATATTTTTTAATAACATAAACAAATAAATATAGTATGCAAAACACGCCAGTATATTTATTAAACAACCGAACAGACATTATTATGAATGAATCTGGCTTCGTCACGGAGTATAGAGCAGTGTATCAAAAACAATTAAAAGTATATAAAGGTATAGACAATAAATTACAATTTAGATTACTAAATGCTGATCAAAAACCGCAAGATATAAGTGCACTTACGCCTTACTTTGTAGCGTATGATGAAAACAAAAGCACAGTAATAGAAAAAATAGGCACTTCGTTACAAACATCAGATAGCACAGTTTTTAAAAACAAAGGTTTATTTGAAGTTGCCTTAGAGCAGGCTGATATTCAAGATCTTGATGATCAATTTTTAACATATAGCATTTATTTTAAAAATACATCTAATGAAAATGTTTTGACTTATGTTAATTCATACTTTGACGGCACAAATACTATACATTTATCTGATAGCATTTATCCCGACCCTCAAGCTACAACTGAGACTAGTAATTGGACAGAAATTGCACCATTGTATGACAGCACAACTGAATGGGTTACTGAATCTATATATGCAAAACCTGAATCAAACAATAATGATGCGCTGCATACTATTGCATTTTATACTAGCACTTACGCCGGTAACATTAAAATTCAAGCTACTCTAGAAAATCAAATTACTAATGGCACTAATTGGGTAGATGTTTCTACAATAGCATTTGACGGTTCAACATCGCCTACTGTAAAAAACATAAATGGTGTATATACATATTTAAGATTTTTTGCAGATGCAGATCCTGAAGATATAGAAAAAATTCAAATTAGAAATTGACAATAAACTTATTCTTGCTATAATAGTAGTATGAATATAGTTCAAGATGTGATTACATTACATTTGCCGTCGCAGCAGAAAGTTACACCATCAGGATGGACATCTTTCAATGCACCTTGTTGTCATCACAACGGAACTTCTGCTGACACAAGACAGCGTGGCGGCATCATTAAAGGGTCCGACGGAGAAGTGTCATACCATTGTTTTAATTGCGGATTTAAAACAGGATGGCAGCCTGGTCGCAACATATCTTATAAATTAAGACAATTACTTCAATGGCTAAATGTACCTGACGATACAATTAATAAGCTTGCATTAGAAGTAATGCGTTCTAACGAAGGTATTCAAGTAAAAGAGTTTACATATGATCTTCCCGAGTTTACTAGTGTACAATTACCACCAAATGCTGAAAAAATTATAGACATTGCTGAACCACCTAAGCATCTAGCAAGTATTTTTGAATATATGCACAGTCGTCAACTAAACACTGATGATTATACTTTTTATTGGTCAGCAGATTTAGCTTTTAGAGATAGATTAATTATTCCATTTTACTACAAAGGTAATATTGTAGGTTGGACAGGAAGAACTATACAAGCTGATAAAAAGCCGAAGTATCTATCAGAGCAACAGCCTGGCTATTGTTTTAACTTAGACAATCAAACTGATAATAAAGTATTTGCAATTGTTTGCGAAGGTGTTGTTGATGCTATACACGTTGACGGAATCGGTTTACTTGGATCGGAAATAAGTGAGCAGCAAGCACTATTAATCAATCAATTAAACAAACAAGTTATAGTTGTACCCGATAGAGATAAAGCAGGCAAGAAGCTTGTATCGGCTGCAATAGAGCAAGGGTGGAGCGTTAGTATGCCTGACTGGGACGACGATATTAGCGACATTGCAGATGCAGTTGAACGTTACGGAAAGATCTATACGTTATACAGTATTGCCACACAGGCAGAATCATACGCTGTGAAAATAAAATTAAAGGAAAAGAAATGGTTTGGATAATCAATATAATTTTATGGCCTTATAGACGTATCACTGAAGAAATACGTTTTAGAAAAAGACTGAAAGAATTAAAGGATCAAGATCCTTTTGTTTACGAGGATTAACATTATGTTTAATGAATTTACAAACGGAATATTTAAAGTACTCAAAAAACTTAGTGTAGGCAATAGTGTTATACTTGCTATTATTTACACGCTTGGTCATTTTGTAATTGCAATTAGTACAGTTAGATTAATTACTGGAGCTAATTGGTTTGATGCAGGATTAACTGCGCTTATTGAACCAATATTAAATGGCTTTTGGTTTTACATCTTACATAAGTACCTAGCTAAACGTATTGCAAAGAGATTTAAATGACAACAACTCAAAACACTGATTACGGATACGATATACAAAAAGTTTATTTAGAAATGATGCTTACAGATGCTGAAACATTTGTAAGATGCCAAAGTGTATTTGATCCGTCAGCGTTTGATAGGAAACTACAGCCGGCAGCAGAATTTTTAAAAAATTATGTTGCTGATCATAATTCGTTGCCTACTTTTCAAATGGTCAATGCTTCGTGTCAAACTGCACTTCAAGATCCCGGTGCATTAAGAGAAGAACACTATGATTGGCTATTAAAAGAATTTGAAGTGTTTAGTAGACACAAAGCACTAGAGTCTGCTATCTTAAAAAGCGCCGACTTACTAGAAAAAGGCGAATACGGACCTGTTGAAGATCTAGTTAAGAAGGCCGTGCAGATTGGTTTACAAAAAGATTTAGGAACAGACTACTTTGCAGATCCACGAGCTAGACTTGAAGCAATTAAAGATAAAAATGGGCAAGTTAGTACTGGTTGGGATAGTTTAGATAAGAAATTATTCGGCGGTTTTAACAGAGGCGAACTTAATATATTTGCAGGCGGCTCTGGCTCTGGTAAAAGTTTGTTCATGGCAAACTTGGGTGTTAACTGGTGTTTGACAGGCCTTAATGTATTGTATCTTACATTTGAGCTTTCCGAAAACTTAGTGAGTATGCGAATAGATTCGATGACTACAGACATTCCTACAAAAGATGTTTTCAAGTCAATAGAAGATGTTGAAATGAAAGTAAAAATGATAGGAAAGAAAGCAGGTGCAATGCAGGTTAAGTACATGCCGAGTGGCTGCACAGCAAATGATCTTCGAAGTTATATTAAAGAGTATGAAATTAAAACTGATAGAAAAGTTGATGTAGTACTAGTAGATTATCTCGATCTTATGATGCCAATGGGTGTTAAAGTATCACCTAGTGACATGTTTGTAAAAGACAAATATGTATCTGAAGAACTGCGTAACCTAGCAATGGAACTTAATACTGTATTTGTAACTGCCTCGCAGTTAAACAGAGGAGCAGTTGAAGAAGTAGAGTTTGATCATTCACATATTTCCGGCGGCCTTAGCAAGATCAATACAGCCGATAATGTGTTTGGTATCTTTACTAGTAGAGCTATGCGTGAACGTGGACGCTATCAAATACAACTTATGAAAACACGTTCGTCTAGCGGCGTGGGCTCTAAAGTTGATCTTGAATTCGACGTTGATAGCTTGCGTATTAGAGATCTTGCAGATGATAGTGATTATCAAGAATTTTCAAAACGTAAATCTACAGTATTTGATCAAATTAAACGAGGTAACTCAACTGCACCCGTTGAAGAAGAAAAGAAAAATCCAGCCGAAGGCGATACTGTAGGTAAAATCAAAGCAGAAACAGATAGTACTATGTTACGCTCTTTCTTGAACAACTTGTCAACTGAGGAATAGTAAATACTGCCTAAGGCAAAGAAAGGCAAGTATGGCAGACAACGATTTAGAAAACATAGAAAAACTATTACAAAGATTTAAAAGACCAATACCGCAAACAGAAGAATACACACTTAGGCTAGTTGAAGAATTTGAACTAATATTAAATCAGAGATTCACAGATTATTTTTTACAAATTTGTGACATTATAGATCTTACTCAAGACTTAACACACATGACTAGAGGATCTGCAGGAAGTAGCTTAGTTTGCTACTTGTTAGGCATTACTGACGTAGATCCAATTAAATGGCGTATACCCGTAGCACGATTTATGAATCCAATGCGTGACGATTTACCAGATGTTGATATCGACTTCGAACATCATCGTCAGCTAGAAGTAATGGATCGCATATTTAAAAAATGGCCTGGTAAGACTGCTCGCCTAAGCAATTATGTAATGTACAGGCAAAAAAGTGCACGTAAAGAAGCAGCTAAACGCTTAGGAGTTAAAGGGAATCTACCCCGTAACTTTAAGTATGAAGATTACGACATTGATCCAAAGGAAGCAAAGCGTATCGAGAATAGACTTATTGGTAAGAAGCGAGCAATATCAAAACATTGCGGCGGCATTGTAATGTTTACACGACAATTACCTAAAAGTTTAATTTCTCAAGATAATCAAATACTGTTAGACAAATATGAAGTAGAGGATTTAGAACACCTTAAAGTTGACATACTTGCAAACAGAGGTTTGTCGCAACTACTCGAAATTGATCCTGATACTGCTTTAGCAGATTACCCTGAAGAAGATCAAAAGACAAGTGAGTTGTTATGTCGCGGCGACATACTAGGTGTTACCCAGGGTGAGTCACCGGCTATGCGAAGATTGTTTAGAGCAATACAGCCAACTTCAGTTCACGATTGTGTGTTTGCTACAGCTATGGTTAGGCCAGTTGCTATGAGCGGCAGACAAAAAGCAGCAATGTTTCAAGACTGGAGTCAAGAAGCTATACAGGATAGTATAGTGTTTGAAGACGACGCAATATCAATTATATCAGATATAATAGGTGTTGATATGTATGAAGCAGATATGTATCGACGTGCATTTGCAAAAAAGAATGATGAAAAGATTTTAGAATTTGTAGAACGCATGGGAGTACACCCCCGAAAGCAAGAGGCCATGGCTGCCTTACAAAGTTTATCAGGATTTGGCTTATGTCGTGCACACGCAGTTAACTTAGGTCGTCTTATATGGGCCCTAGCTTACCAAAAAGCGCATAACCCTAAAGAATTTTGGCGTGCAAATATAAAACATTGCCAAGGGTCATACAGACCCTGGGTATATCAAGTAGAGGCCCACCGTCAGGGTATACCCACATATTCAGGATGGTGGCATAGGGGGTTCCCTAATAATGTAGGGGTTCGACAACTATGGCTCGATAGGGTCGAGTTTGCAGGTGTTATTGCTAATGGGCGTTGTTATAGGGGCAAAGGCAACCGTTGGGTAACCTTTCTTACCCTTGGCATAGGCTACGGAGAATACATCGACATTGTAGTTAAACGTGCAGTATCTTATCGAGACGGTGACATAGTTCAAGGTCAAGGTCGTATACAGCATAGTAATAATAGCGACTTTATTGATACTAGCATGGTCGACGTGTATTCGTTTACAGACTGGAACAGATAAATATTTTATCTATATAAGGTAATATTATGTTTTTACGAGAATTATTAGTTGAAGATAGAGTAAAAGATTTTGATAAAGTACTAAAGCCTTATCTAAAAAATAATCATACTAGCCGTGATTGGGCTGCAATTATATTATTAACAGGTAGTCCTAACTTGTTTCAACTTAAACATTTATTTGATGGATATTCTAGTGCTTTAAAAGATTTATCTTCTGATGAAATTTATAAAATAATAGATCATTACATTGATACTTACCCACAAGCACGTTCTGCAATAACAAAAGGCAAATTTAAAGCAAGTAATTTTCCTTATAAAGAAAGAACAATAAATTCATTATTCCAATCAGGATTTCCAACTGCTACAGAATTAAAAAGAGAACACCAATTTAATAAAGAAAACGATTTATGGGATCCTGTAAAATTAAGAGACACTTCGTCCCGTAGAGGTTCATTAGGCAAACCTAACACTCAAACTACACCTACATCTAATGAACCAACAGATGCAGAACCATTTGGTGGTACATACAAACCAACAACACCAACACCAACATATGGAACTTCAGAAGCGTCGTTACTAAAGGATTTATATAATCATGCTCAAAGAGCTGACGGTTGGGAAATGTCTTTTATTCGTAGAACAGAAGATTCAGTTGTGCAGTTAATAAGCTTAATTATTGCAGCCTCGTCTCAAGATGGACTTGCTGCAATGCAACAAATGCGCCAACATTACTGGCAAGTTGTAGATAAAAATTATGGTAAGAAAAAAATAAATTATCCTGCAATTCTTGAAATTTTAAAGAGATACAGAAATGTAGAAAAAACCAATCCTGTGCTCAAAGCGTGGGAAGATTTACCTAACGATGTAAAAAACACAGCATGGCAAAAATATAAAATACATTTAAAATACGGTTTTGATCTAGAAGACACCGGAGCTCATCCGGGCTTAGGACGCAGTCGCGAAAGATACGTGGTTGATCCTGATACTCTTCCTAAACTGCCTAGACCCGGTGCGCCAAGAGATGTAGCAGAAAAGTCGTTAGAGCAGCAAATGCTAAAATATGATACCGAGGATTATGTCGATGACATTGAAGAAATATTAGGCGAAAGAGTAAAAGGTTATTGGAAAAAATTGAGTCCAGAAAAAATATCTGCCTATTTGGCTAATGTTAGCGTAGTTGCTGTAGACTATGACGTATTCGATTGGAACATGCGACTGTTAGCAAAAAATAAATTTGTAGATCCAATTAATAATTTAGATGACCCTATTTTGCAACTAGGTATAATGGGCGATCCTAGAAATATAGAAAGCACGTTAAAAGCGTCTCCAGGGTTGCCAGAAAAGTATCCCGAAAGAAAAGTTATAGCACGATGGCCTGGCATGGGAATATGGGGCGCAGCATACGGCGGCCCATATGGCGAAGATACTCTCCTATCTGGAGAAGATCAACTTATGGCATATCATCCTTCAAGAGCTGCAAGAACTGATGCTCATGAAATTAGACACAGAGCATTTAATATTATAAGTTTGCTACCAGCTTTGAGAAACAAACTACCTGCAGATCTAAAACCAGGAGGTAAATGGTGGGGAAGCTATGGCGATGAAAAGTACACGGATTGGGACAAAATAGAGATTGCAACTGGTGCTTGGGCAGAGCATGCATTGATTTATGCAGTTGATTATGCTGCCGGTACTACTCCAGAAAGACGTATGAAATTTTTTGATAACGGGATATTCAACACTAAAGATTACCCCATAAGTTATTGGAAAAAACTCTATTACGATACAAGTAAAGTAGTGGGCGACTTCTTAAAAGAAATAGGTGCAGACAAAAGATTCATTAAGCCAAAGCCATTAAACTATTACAATCGTCCGCCGCTTCCGGGCGACAATATAGAAATATCAAATAGTATGGCACCGTACATTAAAACCAATCCAGGCTGGACTGAAATGTATCGACACATTTTATTAAATGACGATCTTGATCAACTTCAAAAAATTGAAGCGGCATTAGACGGCGACATGTTTATGGGCGGCTGGAACCTGAGACGGGCTGTTGATAAAAATCTTTTAGACAGATTCGATGTTATATACGAAGAAGCTCTGCGGGCAATGTATAATGCACATTTTAGTAGAGCATACAAATTTGCTTTACCTATAGCTATTAAGAAAAGTGAAACTTTGCTTGCAAACTGGAAGAAGAGAAACAATAAAACTGTAGAGCCAGAATATATAAGAACTAGAATTAATGAACTTAAAAATACTGTCGAAGAACTAGGAAAACTAAAAGATATAGAAATATTATTGCCAGGCTATTTTGCAAAAAAAGTAAAGGCAGGAGAAATAGAACCAGCAACAAATGCTGAATTAAGAAGATTATTACCATACTCTATTGGAGATTACAGAGATCACAAAGCTCAAATCGAACTAGGAGCAATTCCTTTACCGGGCGTTGAGCCAAAAAGCAAAGATTCTATAAGCAGTAGTGATTGGGCAACTGACTATCTTAGACCAGATCCAAACATTGAAAAGGAATTAAAAATACCTAACCATGTCTACGGTAACACAGTTGGTGACAGCGATCTTGTACAATATGCAGCAACTAGCGATGTAATTGCTTATTTGCTAGGTTACATTAAAAGAATACATGAGAATATACCTTGGCCTGCTAATTATGATATGGATGCTACTATACAGTATTATAACGACGGCGGCGAAAAAAGAAGATATACTAGAAAGCCAGGTGTGCCTTATCCGATTACAGGACAAATTGCAACTCAACTTAAAGAAGCTTACGAAGCTGCACAAAACGGTACAGAGCCTACTTACACAGGACCAAATACCAAAATTCCTACAAGCGAAGAACCTCCATTATCACCAGAGCCAGAGCCAGTCCAAGATCCTGATGTTGAGCCAACAAATGAACCAGACTATGACGATGAGTTTGATACGCCAATCGATGAACCTAATGAGCCAATCGATGAACCCGATGATGATGATGTCTCCTACAGTGCTGATGAATTAGAACCTATTCCTTATTATATCGCTCCTGGTATACAAATAGATAGATTAGATAGTCCGTTAGTCTTTAAGACTACTGATGCATTTTTATCTAGATTGTCTTCAGGCGCACCTAGTCCTATTTACGATTTGTATAGCGATTCGATTCAATGGCCAGGCGATTATGATATAGACAAAGCTATTAATTTTTACAATCACTATATTTCTAAAAATCCAGGTGATTATCGTAGCCGAGACTTACCAAAGCGTATTAATGATGAACTGAGACAAGAATTACGTCAAAAGTATGCTAAGTTAAAAAGAAAAGGAACAGGAACTTAATGTATATTACACCTTGCATGAGCGTATGTAAAATTGTAGAAGGCATATGTGTAGGGTGTGGCAGAACAAAAGAAGAAATTTGCATGTGGATGCAAATGGATGACGAAAAACGATTGTCGATTATGCATAGATTAGGCTACGGTAAACGTCGTAAACGACCTAAGTCAGTATAATGATGTATTACAAATATATAAAATTTGTTTTATAGTAACCAGGTCTTATGATAGAAAACAACGTGTTAAAATATATCATAAGACCTGGTTTTGTATTTTAGACTATTTTAATATCAGAAAAGCCACTAATTATAAGTGTAACAGTAGCATAATCACGCTCGGACTCTACAGCTATTTTATTATAAGCTTCTGCATGTGCTTCTATACTATGATGTGTCCACAAATAGTCAACTAGTGACTGCACACGCATTCCTAAACTGTATTCTGCAAATAAGTCAGTTTGCGGTTTTGAATTTACAATTTCTATAACATGCATCGCTGGTATTTAGTGAAAGATGAAGCAGGGAGTACAATGACTCCCTGCTTCTTATGCGTAGTCGTCTATCAACTACACCGGCCCTCTCTCCCAACCGGACAGAATATTTAGCAAGCTAAATATATTTCCAAACTGCGTATATTCTGTTGTTATTATCCCATTTGCATTCTTGCACAGTGAAATTAAATTTTTCTGCTAATTCATAATTTTTTTCAAAACTCCACTTGAAAAAATCTATTTTAA